GTGCTTACCGATACAAAATTAAAAAACCTCAAGCCGCAGGACAAACTGTACAAGGTCTCCGATCGTGACGGGCTGTATGTAGCTGTGCTTACGTCAGGCACGGTCTCGTTTCGCTATGACTACCGTATCAACGGTCGCCGCGAAACACTGGTAATCGGGCAGTATGGGCGTGACGGTATCAGCCTGGCAGAAGCGCGAGAAGAACTGATTGCTGCAAAGAAGCTGCTTAAAGCAGGCCAGTCACCGGCTGCGGCTAAACGTGACGGTATCAAAAAGATTCGTGGTGCCGAGACGTTTGCGGTACATACCGACAGTTATATGAAACACGTCATCCTGGCTGACAGTACCCGCGCAATGAAACAGGCGGTGATCGACCGTGACATACTTCCGGTTCTTGGCAATAAAATGATGGCTGAAATTACCACATCGATGGTTCGTGATTTGTGTGACCGGATTGTCGAACGCGGTGGCCGGGCAACAGCAGTGCAGGCCAGGGAGATCATCAGTAGCGTATACCGTCACGCCAATGACCGTGGTCATGGTTTGTTTAATCCTGCGGCTGACATTAAACCTTCGTCTATCGCCATATTTAAACCACGAGAGCGAACACTGACACCAGAAGAAATTGGCCTGTTCTTCCGCACGCTGGATGCCATTGGTGCTATGGGCACTATGAAAATGGCTTTAAAACTGGTGCTTATCACTATGGTTCGTAAGGGCGAATTCACCAATGCAACGTGGGATGAAATAGATTTTAAAAAATGGACATGGACAATTCCTCCAGACCGCATGAAGGGAAGCCGGGCGCACGTTATTTACCTGCCTAAACAGGCACAGGATATATTGGTCGGGTTGCAGATGTGCGCTGGTGGAAGTGAATATCTGGTTCCTGGTCGTTACAATTTCCGGAAGCCATTATCTAATGCCGCGCTGAACTCTCTGATCGACAGAACGGTGAAAATAATAAATGAAGATGGTGAGCATATTCAGGACTTCACTGTACATGATATGCGCCGTACAGCCAGTACGTTGTTGCATGAGGCTGGTTATCCTTCAGACTGGATTGAAAAGGCTCTGGCACATGAGCAGAAAGGTGTGCGCGCCGTATATAACAAAGCGGAATACGCCAGACAGCGCGCCTACATGTTGCAGCAGTGGGCCGATATGATTGATTCATGGATTGACGGGGAGCATACGGATCTGATTCCGTTCTCCCCGTCGAAGTTTGAGAAGTGGATGGCGGGGGAATAACGTTTAATAGTTCTGCTGATTTTCTTCCATCTCTGCTTCTGCTGCCAGTGATTCAATTTTGTTTTCGAATATTGCTGACAGTGTTGCAAATTCAGCATCAGTGACAGCGGGAATTGGAACAAACCTGATCCCGCTGTGTGCAAGCATGTTTGCAGTTTCAAGGCATTTTCTTAAATCTGCTGGTGATGCCCTGTTCATGCAGCACGCTCCCGCCCCTGGTTGTCTGTTGGTGACAGCGGAGCATTGCTGAATGCATTTGTTAATCCGCCAATATCCAACGCGTATCCAGGGTGTAGTTGCACTGCCGGGTCTTCGCACTGATTACCCCAAACATCGAAGCCATGAGACGTCTGGCGGGCGAACAGTTCAATGCGAGAAACATCGCCTAATAATTGCACAAGTTTTTCACGAACGATATCTGGCTTTCTTGAATGCTCAAGCCGCGGTGCGGTAAATGACTGAACGATCCCTGCATTAATGCGCGTAGGTAGTTTTCCCTTTACCGCAAACAGGCAATCTTCACTATTGGCGCGAGTCATGTGTCCCATACCCATAACCAGTTTATCTTGTTGTCGACTACCACATTTTATCCACGTGAAGCCCTTCATCGTCATCAGACGGAATCCCCAGGCTTCAACAACTTTTAGTGCTTCGAGTGGTTGTGTTGGCACCCACCACATGGCCAACAGACAGTTTTCATCGGCCAAATCCCACACAGGAAGGCGGCAGATATCCAGCACACTCATAACCGGATATTTGAAACCGGCACCGCGATTACCATCTGCGGCTTTGTCCCGGTATACCCAGGGTGGATCTGCATAGATTAGTGTGTATTTCTTAGTCATAAACCACCCCACAACATCCTATGCCGCTATAGTCGCCACGGCGAAGGCCGTTACCTTTTGTGATACATTGGTCCCTGCGAACCGCGATCCTTGCACGTTCAACATCACCAGAAGCAACATCCATACACTGAAGCCAAAGGTGGGCGGCAATGCGGAACTGCCCTTTTTTCTCTCTTTCAATCGCGCGTTTTTCGATCTCTATCGCCGCAGGAGTAACGGCAACAACCTTTGAAGGGCTGCGCATTGAAACCTTGTTCATGTGATATTTTTCAAGTCGGCTTAACTTTCTCACTTAATCCAACCCTCTCTGAAAATTAATGCCAGCAGATAAAGCCATGCTGAAACAGAGGCCAGGAATAAGTACCATCCTGACCATTTGCTCCAGTGCCTTAGCAGCACACTCATGCCGCGTTGCTCACAGGACGATATACACGTTGCTGAACAGGAGGCTTTTTACCCTGGAACTCTGCCGGGCTTGCTGCCTGACGTTCATCAAGCCAACGCTCAACTTCATCACGGTTCCATGCGCAGCGTTTATCGGTGATATACCAGCGTTTAGGAAATTCCCCTGCGCGCTCCATACGGTCGATAGTGCTCCATGACAGTGGCACCACCGCCAGGAGTTCTTTCTTACCTAATGCACCTTTCATGAATACCTCTCTTGGTTGCAGTGCGGCGCACGTGGCGCCGCGGTGGTGGTTACTCGAATTCTGGACGCATATCGTTAAGCGTCATCATGAATTTTTGGTGATATTCATCACCGAGCTTTTCAGCCATGGTGTTAATTTCATTTTCAGCGCGCTTGAACATCGTTTTTGCATCTTCAGCAGATGGATCCAGGCTATTAAGTATCGCGATGATATATTCTCGAGCTTCTTCTCGTTCTGAATCTGAAATTGGCGACAGGTGTTGACGCTCATCGTCAACTACGGAATATTCACCAGTGATAACAGCTGCGTTATCTTGGCTAAGTCCAGCTTCAGCGCGCTCATCCATAACAACAGCCTTCTGCATTTCAATAGAAACAGGAAGATATTTGAACAGTCGGCGAATTACTGTTTTTTTAGCCATCTCATCGAAGTGATCAACCCATGGGCCACTGCTACCGGCTTTGCTCAGTGCACGAACTTTCTCAACGTCTGCCCGGCTCATAACTTCAAATTGGACTCCGCCATCTTTCAGTCGTGCAACGGCGTAAACGTGCGTTAATTCTCCGCGGTCACCTGTTTCGCAAGGTAAATGCTCGAGCGTTTCTTCCAGGCCGTATGAGTAGCTGAATTTGTCGTTTGTATGTACGGTACGAGCCGAGATACTCAGGATCTGCCCAGAGCGGCGGGCAAGGTCAATCATTCCGCGATAGCCGATAATCAGCTGTGCTTCTGTAGATACGGTTTCCCATCTTCCATTTACTTTCTGGCGTTTGTCGAACGGTATCAGGTAAGCGTGTCCAAGAGCTCCGCCTGGTTCAAGACCCAATTGGGCACATTGCATAATTGCCCCCAGGAAGCTGGCTTGGTCGCATGATGCAAGTTTTGGAACCTTTCTGATCTCTGTGGTTGCTATGCGCGCCAGACGGTCTGCTGTCATGTGCTTTGGAAGTGCCAAAGCCATCTGAGCTTTAATTTTTGGGTCTGCCAGAAGTCCGGCCAGAGTTGTTGGTTTCTCATTATGATGTGCAACTTGGTTACCGGTAGCCGCTGCCTTAAGTGCATTGATAGACATTTTTTCTCCTTACTTCATTCTGAAGACGCGTTGTGTCGTTGTTGTTTTGAATTTTTCGAATAACTCAGGGTGTACTGACTGGAATAGCTTCTGGTCGAATCTGTTGCTGATCTGAGATTTCCATGTGCAGAGCGGCTTTCCGTCCAGGGTCAGGACTGAGTGCTCTTGCATGTACATCTTCAGCTTCTCTTCTGATATAGCTATTTCTTCTTCCAGTGATTTTCTGCGTGATTTCATGTCTCGTAGATCGTTGAATAGTGCGAGTGCCTTTCCGTCAGCCTCGATACTTGTCCCGGCATCTTTCTCAAACATCAGCGATACATCGCTTACGCTGGTAGCTTCCGGCGGGTTAAGATTTTTCACTCGGTCCCAGAAAGCGATTTCTTTTTCTAAGATCGCCTGGATAGTTTCTTCATCACGCTCAACCCGATAGATTCGGAAGTCGTCGCCACCGATAAGCACACCGAAAACGCATACCTGTTTGTTTGTAACCATCAACCCGTGCATGGCCTGGGCCGTGTAATGCACAGGAATTGCATCTGTCTGGATTTCTCCCCATTCTTTGGCTTTGAACGGACTAACTGTTTTGATCTCAATGTTCTCGCCTGACGCTGCTTCTGCATCGATCTCAGCTGCAATAAAATCGTAATCACGGTGGATATAGCGGTTTCCGCGATGAACGATTTCCATCCCTGTTTCCTCAGAAAGCAGGTCTATTACGTATGGCTCCATACGCTGGCCACGCGTGAAAACTTTCTGCTTGCTTGGGTCTACTGGTTTGACACGTGGCTGGACCTTATCCAGATAAACCTCAAGCGGGGTGCGCCATGGGCTAATTCCAAGAATCCCTGCAACATCGCTTCCTCCGATGTATTTTGTTCTATCCATGATTCCAGCGTTCCGCATCATGCCGCGTCCCTCTGCCCATCAAGCTGATCCGCCAGATCCCAGCGCGCTATAATTGCCATTGCCTCGCGCCGGTAGGCATCCATTAGTTCTTCGAACTCAGGGCTGTCTTTAGCGGCCTCCAGTACTTCCTGGCGAACGCCTTTAACTGTTACAACGTCGAAAGTTGATGCCAGTTGATGAAGCCGGATACTCTCAATCAGTTCAACTTGTCGGTCATATAGCTGTTCTGACAGGCGGTAGTCCTTGTCGAATGCCAGCATGATTTTTTGAAGATTTTTCTGCTGATTAACGTTCATTATCAGCCCTCCCATATCTCGTTATCGTTGGCCACATCGCGAGCTTCTTTGCTGACGAAAGCCCACTTAATGCCTTCCTGTAAGGTGCGGAACTTCCAGCTCATGAATCCGCATGCAGTAACGCAGTACCAACCGTTGATGATTTTCCACTGCATAACTTGTTACCTCGGTCTGTTACCGTTGAGGTAATAATTATGCGTATTTGGTTTGATGTCAATAGATATGAGTTAAAAAAATTACCCATTAGGTAATAGTATAGGCAATAAAAAAGCCGCCAGAAGGCGGCTTACTTACTGAAAAGTATGATTTTATTGTTTGTTTTTTTCGTTCTGGTTGATGACAAATTCAATGTAACTTTCGATCTTTGCTTTCTCGGTTTCGGGTAACAATGCGTAGCGCGAGCGGTCATAGTTGATGGTCGCAGGGTCGTGCGGGTGAATCAGTAATTCATAGCCGTGACGCCCGAATGCGGATGCAACATTCTCCAGGGTGGAAATGGAAACGCTGACCTCATTGTTTAACAGGCGGCTGATTGTCACCTGGGCTACGCCGGATGCGCGGTGAAGTTTTCCCTGTGTTGAAAGGTCGCGGCTTTCGCTCATCCAGCGTTCCAGGTTGTGAGCCGCCAGCTGGCCAATGTCGCTTGGGCCGACAGGCTGAAAACCTTCCTGAGAAAGCGAGCGATCGATATCAAGCCAGTTACGGGGTTTATTGGCGGCAGCTTCAATTTTTCGTGCAACCTGGTCGCCGATAACCTTCTTGCCAAGAGCCCAGCGGTTTACCAGATTTGCCTGAGTTCCAAGTTTTTCAGCCATCCGCGTCTGAACACCATTGAATTCACGGTCGATCAAGTCGTTGAGATTTTGCCTGCGGACGTCCTGGATACTTTTCATTTTCTGGAAAATCGCCTCATATCTGAATCAGAAGATGATTCAATTTAAAGCAATATTACCCAACAGGTAAATGCACCTCATGGGTAACTATCCTTGATTTTTGTTACCTTATAGGTGAATATTTATTATCTGAAATAAATATCAGGCAATAGCTATGAGCGATAACGGACATTTCGATTTCAAAAAGCACTGGCTTGCACTTACTCCGGATGAGCGTGAAGCCTTCGCACAGGAAGCCGGAACGACGAGTCACTATATCCAGACTCACTTAACAGGTAAGCGCAAAATGCCAGGTAAGGTATTGATGGATGGGCTTTTTAAAGCCTGTAAATCAAGACAATGGCTGCGCTCAAAAGCAGAACTGGCATACTTCTTCTACTCATGATATTCAGCCACAACCCTCTGTAGACCGCCACCCGGCGGTCTTTTCATATCTATTCGTACCTCAAAGGTAATAAAAAACCAAATCTGGTTGATCTTTTTTTTGTGTCAGCACAAAATGACCGTAATCCCAATACTAATAACAGGGCTTACCATGGAAATCATTACACGTATTGATGCCGCAAAGCGCGGACTTAAACGCTACTACACCGGAAAACCATGTAAGCATGGACATGACAGTGAACGCTGGGTTTACAACGGACACTGTGTTGAGTGCACCATGGAATCAAACCGTCGCATAAGGGCAGAGATTAAGCAGATCATGATTAATTCCTCCCCACAACACTCAAGCTGATAGCGGAGATTAATCATGAGCAGACATGCAACAGATTGGGCCTGGGAGACAGATCCAGGTAGCTCATCATTAAAGCTCATACTGCTCTCGATGGCTGACAGAGCCGATGAATATAACCTCTGCTACCCCAGCATAGAACGCCTCGTTAAAGACACTTGCCTGAATAAAAAAACCGTGCAGGCCGGGCTTATATCGCTCATGAAAATGGGGCTTATTTCAGATACCGGAGAGAGAAAGGGAGCGACAAAAAGAGTGCGGGTTTTCTCTCTTAATATAACCAAAAACGGGAACATTAAAGGCAACCGGGAGGGGGGCAATGAACCCGAAAACGGTAATGTTCCCGAAAACGGGAATATACCCAAAAACGGGATGTTGAATGATCCCAAAAACGGGATGTTGAATGATCCCAAAAACGGGATCCAGAACCAGTCATATAACCAGTCATTTAACCAAGAGAGGGAGAGCAGGACAAAAAGCGGGGATTCTGTGCCTCATGACCCCGGCGCAAACAACGCCGTGATGAATAACTTTGTTCCTCCTGGTGGGCCAGGGCAATTAGGCAAATTTGTCATGCATGAACAATGGCAGCCATCAGATGACTTTCTTCGGAAAAGCTCATTGCAGGGGATCTACCTGGACAGTCTGCCAACGGCACAGGAACTTGTAGAGTTCAGAATTTACTGGATGGCTGAGGGTAAGGCATACCATCAGGCACAGTGGGAGCAGAAGCTGGCAAGGCGGCTGCAGATTAGCAGACAGAAGCAATCAACATTACCTGATAACAACGTTCCGCACTGGAACAGCCCTGAAGCATGGAAGGATTTCTTGTGAACAACGTTTTTACCGCGATACAAAACCGTGACGGAGAAGCCCTTTCTCGCATGTCAGGTTATGAGCATCAGTACGTCAACAATGACAATGTGGTGAACATGTCAGCAGAGAGGCTTGTTGATGCCCTTTTTAAACAGCTGAAACAACTGTTTCCGGCGGCAGTGGTAACCAACCTGAAGACGCCAGAGCAGGAAGTTGCTGCAAAACAGCAGTGGATTGCTGCGTTTGCCGAAGGGGGGATCCGAACCCGTGAACAGGTTTCTGCTGGTATGCGCCACGCCCGCGCCAGTGAATCTCCGTTCTGGCCGTCTCCAGGGCAATTTATCAAGTGGTGCAAAGACAGCAAGATGGTTCTTGGCGTCACCATTGACGATGTGATGGCGGAGTTTCACCGGTACAGCAAGGAAAAAAGTTTATATCCTGGTGGTCCCGAAAGATTCCCGTGGCGACATCCGGTTATGTACTGGGTCGTATGTGATACCCGCCGTGCAATGTATCAGCGCCAGCTTAGCGAGATTGAGGTTGAGAAACACGCACGCAGGCTGCTCGATGATTGGGCGAAAAAGGTGGCTTCCGGACAGCAGATACCCGATCCGGTGATCAGCATACAGGCAAAGCCAGAGCCCATGAGTACGCCTCCGGACACAGGGAGAGACGTTTACCATCCACCAGGACGAAGTTTCGGGTGCATGCCTAACGCTGCCACCCTTGGGGGAATAACACCGGCGCAGTGGCTGATGGAGGAATACAGGCGGGGAAAGGCGGCAGGATTTATCAAGTAATACCAGCGCGATAGCGCATTTTTTTACGTCTCGATGATTACCTGCTGGGTAATAAAATATTCTAAAATCTATTGATTTCGTGTCTTATGTGGTTTTTAATTACCTCAGAGGTAAATCATGAGAAAACAGATACAGGCTCTTGGTCGACTCAAAACAGGCCAGATGAACAAAACAGAATCTGCGTATTGCCAGCACCTTGAGCAGCGTAAACGTGCAGGGGAAATCGCCTGGTATCGATTCGAGGGTATCAAGCTGCGGTTAGCTGACAACACGTTCTATACGCCCGATTTTGCTGTGATGCTCGCCACCGGCGAGATGGAACTGCACGAAGTGAAAGGTTTCTGGACCGACGACGCCAGGGTGAAAACCAAAGTCGCCGCAGATCAATATCCGTTCCGAATCATCGGGGTAACGGTTAAACCAAAGAAAGCAGGTGGTGGCTGGAACATCGAAGAGTTCTGAATCGACGATCTTTTTAGTTATCAATGTAATCAATAAGTTATGTGGATAAACGAGGGTAAAGATGGAAAGTAATATCAAAGGGTTAGTTGCCGCCGGGCATGAGATGGCTTCGGAACTGAAAGCTGAATGTGGTGCCGTTGATATGCGCAGTGTGGCAAAGCTGATCAGCGATTTGGCAACGCAACTGGAAGTGCAACTGGAAGTGCAACTGGTGCGTGCTAATGCGCTGGCCGAAGACCACCAGAGCGCGATTGAGTCAATTAAGCAGGCTGATGCGGCTGTTAAGTTGGCACACGAGAAGTTTTCGGCGCTGGCGGCGGAGAATGCGGGGCTGAAGTCTGGCGCTATGGACGAAATCAAGGTTATCAACCGTGGAGGGCAGGCATATTGCGTAAAAGATGGAGTGCAAGTTAATCCCATGTATGCAAGAGGGTGGAATGACTATCGCGCAAAGTCTATGCAATCAGACACCCCAGCCACCGATGCTTTCCTGGCTGAAGTCCGGGCTAAGGCGTTTGATGACCTTTGCGCGGCGTTCGTTAAGCACGCGTCGGTGTCCGGGCTGGACGATGGCGACTGCGTTACGGTGAAAGAGGCGACTGACGCCCTGCTGCATTGTGCGGAACAGCTTCACAAGGGAGTGCATTCATGAGCAACCTACTACCATGTCCATTCTGTGGCGGTGCAGCGCACGTTGCCAGCGAAGCAGATCACCCTGAATATGGCTCTGGCGGTCGATTCTATTTCGTTCGATGCGGTACGTGTCGCGCTCAATCTGGTAGCAAATATGCAGCGCCTGGAAATGACTGCGCGATTTTTTATTCAGAGGTTAGAGCCGAGTGGAATCAGCGAGCAAAGGAGGCAACCAGTGAGCGAAATTAATTACCAGGAACTGCGTGAGGTGGCGGAACGTGCAATTCCAGCAATGGAACGCCTGTTAATGTTGCCAGCTGATGATGATTTGTTAAGTGAACAGGAACTTAAAGATTACGGTGTGGATATTGATGCGCTCAACGCCTTCAAATTTCTGACCGGACCAGAAACCGTGCTGGAACTGCTGGATGAACGGGAAAGAAACAAGCAATACATCAAACGCCGTGACCAGGAGAACGAGGAAATTGCGCTAACGGTAGGGAAGCTGCGTGTTGAGCTGGAAGCCGCAGAGAAGCGCAACGCAAAATTACAAAGCGAGAATGCATACATCCGCAACCGGTTCAAAGAACTGGACCTGTTAATCGGGAAAAACATTCTGGTCATGCAGGCTGCCATTATCGAATGGCAGGCAACTGGCGACGCTAAGAGCGGACTGGCATGGATTTATAACACACTGTTTGGCCCTGGCGAATTACCGGACGAATCTGAGAAAGATGCTCAGGCCTACTTTAATCGCAAATATGCACCGATTGACGAAAAGCTTATGGAGCTTCACAAGTGGTTTTGGGAACAAAGTGAAGCCGAGCGCGCTGCTGGCATTCGCATCAAAGGAGAGTGATATGGCGTTAACACACCGCGAACTCTGTCAGATTGCGTACAAGTTCCTTAAGCGCAACGGGTTCAAGGTTTGTTTTCATGACCGCTTTATAGCTGTAACCAGTACCGGAGAACAGCCAGATGCTATGGGATTCAGAAATTCAGCATCATGCCTGATAGAGGCGAAATGTTCTCGTGCTGACTTGTTGGCAGATAGAAAAAAGCGTTTTCGTAAAAATCCGTCTCTTGGAATGGGCGACTGGCGATTCTTTATTAGTGAGCCGGGAATTATTTCAATTGAGGATTTACCACCTGGCTGGGGATTACTTCACGTTGTTAACGGAAGAGTACGGAAAGTACATGGGTGGCCCAAGGGGAATTGCTGTTGGGGTAATCCTGACGATAAGCCATTTACTGGGAATAAGCAGGTTGAATGCGATTACATGTTATCTGCATTAAGGCGCATGGAGCTAAGAGGACACCTTAATGAAATATATGACGGTGTAATTGTTAATAAGAAAGAAGGAAACGCGGCATGACAACTTTAACCGACAAAGAAATGATTAAAGAAATCAAAGAACGCATAGGCAGCCTGGACGTGCGAGACAATATTGAGCGCCGGGCTTATGAAATTGCTCTGGCATCACTGGCAGTAGTATCGGATGAACGAGCAGCCTATGAATTATTTATGGAGAAGCGTTTCGGGGAATCTGTAGATCGCCGTAGGGCAAAAAATGGCGATAGAGAATACATGGCATGGGATATGGCGCTTGGCTGGATTATCTGGTGTCACCGCGCCGCCATGCTTCATGGTAGCCAACCTGTAAGCCAAACTTACAACTTGCCAGAATTAATCGAAGGCATGGAAGTTTCCATTGATATAAGCACTTGTGATGCTGATTTAGGTAATCGCTATTTCGGCACCGTCACCGAAGCGTTAGAACTTGATACAGCCAAGAATGGTTACATCCTCCTGGTTCAGGACGCAGAGCCAAACTTCGATGTAAATGGCAACTATCCGGTAACTCCGGATAGTTGGATAAGCTGTAGTGAGCGGACGCCGAACGACGCGCAGTGGTGCGTAGTGAACACAAAATACGGGTATTACGTGCAATGCTGGTCTGAAGGTCAAGGGTGGCTTGGTGATGATATCAGCATCCCTGAATGCGATGTAATCAATTGGATGCCGCTACCGGAACCGCCGCAGGAGGTTAACCGTGGCTAACCTGCAACTTGCCGTCAAAGGTGAATACTTCGATGCCATGATTCGCGGGGAGAAAACGGAAGAGTATCGCCTGTGTAATGACTACTGGAATAAGCGAATTATGTTCCGGGAGTATGACCGCCTGATTATCACAAAGGGATATCCGAAGCGCGACGATTCCAGCCGCAGAATTGACGTCCCGTATGACGGATATGAAATCAAGACAATCACACATCCGCACTTCGGCGATAAACCGGTAAATGTGTTCGCGATAAAGGTGAATATTGATGGCTAAATCAGCAGCAGAGCGCAAAGCCGCTCAGAGAGCCAGACAAGCTGCATCTGGTGTGCGTAAGCTGGAAATTGTGCTTGATGCTCAGGAAATTGAAATGCTGGAGAGTAACTGTGCCACGCGTCGCCCCGGGCGTGCGCCTTACGAATTTGGTGAGTATATAGCGTTACTGATCCGCCAGGATGATGCACGCGTGCGCGGGCGTATAAAATCGATCAGCAGAAAACGTTGCGGTAAGTGCGGCGAGAGAGTTCCTGTGAATTCATGCCCGTGTAATGGTGACTCGCAATGCTGGGTGACCAAAGGCTGGCATGAAACGAAATTAATAGTGTGACATGTCACGAAGGTGTTATGCCAAAAATACGCTACGACCTTGAAGATATGAGAGATAACTCAGCAAATTTTCCGAAAGAGGTTAAATTTCTCATGCATAAGTATGGTTGCGCCAGGAGGGATATAGTTATCGACAGTCAGCACCCTTGCGGCGAGGATGTAATTTTCATTCGCGGTAAATGGGAAGGGTATCTTGACGAGAGTTTTTACGATGAATTTGATGGACTTTGAATACTGCCGCCAACTATGGCGGCTTTATTTTGCATGGTACTATTACCACAACGGTAACTATTACCACGGTGGTTATGATGCCTGCTGAACCTAAAACCTATAAACGCAAATCAACGCAATTTAAGCCACTAACAGCAATGCAGGAGGCTTATTGCCAGTCATACATCAAAACGCCTGAAAATCAGACTCAGGCTGCGATTAACGCAGGATTCTCCCCAAATACAGCGGCAGTTAAAGCCAGTGTCATGATGCGCGATGAACGCATTCAGAAACGGATTGCCGAGCTGATGGAAGAGCGCAACAAACGAATGCGCGTCAGTGCTGATTACGTTCTCATGCGCCTGGTGGAGATCGACCAGATGGACGTGATCGACATCCTCAACGACGATGGGAGCCTTAAGCCAATCCGCGAGTGGCCGAAAATCTGGCGCACTACGCTTAGTGGCTTTGATCTGTCATCGACCATCATGAACATGAACGAGGATTCGATAGAGACAATCCTCAAAAAAATTAAATGGCCTGACAAGGTGAAGAACCTTGAGCTGATTGGTAAGCATGTTGATGTCAACGCGTTCAAAGAACGTCTGGATGTTAATGTGAATGTGACAATTGCTGATCGCATAGCAGCAGCCAGGAAGCGACTCAAAGAACGTCAGGATGGTAATCAGTGACAGATACAGCGTTATCTCCTGAAGAGCAGTTAATCGAGGATATTGCAGGGTTCACTCACGATCCGCTTGGCTATGCCCTCTATGCGTTCCCATGGGGGGAAGAGGGGACTGAACTGGCACATGCCACCGGCCCACGTCAGTGGCAGGCTGATGCGTTCCGAGAGATACGTGATCACCTGCAGAATCCAGAGACGCGCTATCAGCCGCTTATGCTGGCACGCGCTTCTGGTCACGGTATTGGTAAATCCGCATTCATCTCAATGCTGATCAACTGGGGCATGTCCACTTGCGAGGATTGTAAGGTCGTGGTGACCGCCAACACCGACAACCAGCTACGAACGAAGACCTGGCCGGAAATTATCAAGTGGTCGAACCTTGCTATCACGAAAGACTGGTTTACCTGTACCGCTACCGCGATGTACAGCAATGATCCTGGGCACGACAAGCGGTGGCGGGCTGACGCAATCCCCTGGTCTGAGCACAACACTGAGGCATTCGCAGGACTACACAACGAGCGCAAACGCATCATCGTGGTATTCGATGAAGCGTCGAACATTGCGGATCTGGTGTGGGAAGTTGCTGAGGGTGCGCTTACGGACGAAGACACTGAGATTATCTGGGTGGCGTTCGGAAACCCTACACGTAACACCGGGCGTTTCCGCGAATGTTTCCGCAAATATAAACACCGCTGGAAAACTGCGCAGATTGACAGCCGGACGGTGGAAGGCACTAACAAACAGCAGTTGCAGAAATGGGTTGATGACTACGGGGAAGACAGCGACTTCTGTCAACGACGGATGAAAAGTGATCCACTTATATCTCCACCAACGGCCCAATATTGATCCACCGTTTTACTCAGGATTAGCTTCTGCTATAACCCCGGCCTTTCGTTTCTGTCTGAGTCGATAGCTTTCTCCTTTGATTTGAACGACATGTGAGTGGTGTAAGATACGGTCCAGCATCGCTGAGGTCAGTGCTGCATCACCGGCGAACGTTTGATCCCACTGCCCGAACGGCAGATTGGATGTCAGGATCATTGCGCTCTTTTCGTAACGTTTAGCGATGACCTGGAAGAACAGCTTTGCTTCTTCCTGACTGAACGGCAGATAGCCTATTTCATCAATGATGAGCAGACGGGGGGCCATTACTCCACGCTGAAGCGTCGTTTTATAACGGCCCTGACGTTGTGCCGTAGATAACTGAAGTAACAGATCTGCTGCTGTTGTGAAGCGAACTTTGATACCTGCACGGACTGCTTCATAGCCCATCGCTATTGCCAGATGGGTTTTCCCCACACCTGATGGCCCCAGTAATACGATATTTTCATTACGTTCTATGAAGCTGAGTGAGCGTAACGACTGGAGTTGCTTCTGCGGTGCTCCGGTGGCGAATGTGAAGTCATACTCTTCGAACGTTTTCACCGCCGGGAAGGCTGCCATTCGGGTATACATCGCCTGTTTACGTTGATGACGTGCCAGTTTTTCTTCATGAAGCAGATGCTCCAGGAAGTCCATATAACTCCATTCCTGGTCTACTGCCTGTTGTGACAGCGCAGGCGCTGCGCTTATAAGGCTTTCCAGTTGCAACTGCCCGGCGAGCGCCATCAGTCGTTGATGTTGCAGTTCCATCATCACGCCACTCCTCTGCAGAATGAGTCGTAGATGGAGAGTGGATGATGCAGGGGGTGTTTGTCGAAGTTCACCAGATTTTCATCAAGATGCACGTCATACTCTTTTTTCTCCGGAGGCAGTGCCAGCATGGACTGCTGCTCTTCGAGCCAGCGATCGCAGGGACGGGCCTGGATTGTTTCATGCTTTCGTTGGTTAGCGACATCGTGCAGCCAGCGCAGACCGTGGCGGTTGGCTGTTTCAACATCGACAGTGATCCCCATCGGGCGCAGGCGAGTCATTAGTGGGATGTAAAAACTGTTACGGGTGTACTGCACCATCCGTTCCACCTTACCTTTAGTCTGTGCCCTGAAGGGGCGACACAGTCGGGGAGAGAAGCCCATCTCCTTGCCGAACTGCCACAGCGAAGGATGGAACCGGTGCTGACCGGTCTGATATGCGTCACGTTGCAGAACCACAGTTTTCATATTGTCATACAACACTTCGCGCGGCACACCACCAAAGAAGCGGAACGCATTACGATGGCAGGTCTCCAGCGTGTCATAACGCATATTGTCAGTGAATTCGATGTACAGCATTCGGCTGTATCCGAGAACAGCAACGAACACGTGAAGCGGTGAGCGACCATTACGCATAGTGCCCCAGTCAACCTGCATCTGTCGTCCGGGTTCAGTTTCGAACCGAACGGCAGGCTCCTGCTCCTGAGGAACCGAGAGAGAACGAATGAATGCCCTGAGAATGGTCATTCCGCCACGATATCCCTGGTCTCTGATCTCGCGAGCGATTACCGTTGCCGGGATTTTGTAAGGATGAGCATCGGCGATGCGTTGACGAATATAATCCCGGTATTCATCCAGGAGTGAAGCAACAGCAGGTCGCGGCGTATATTTTGGCGGCTCAGATTTTGCCTGCAAATAACGTTTAACCGTATTGCGGGAGATCCCCAGTTCTCTGGCAATCGCCCGGCTACTCATTCCCTGCTTGTGCAGGATTTTAATTTCCATAACTGTCTCAAAAGTGACCATAAGCTCTCCTGAATCAGGAGAGCAGATTACCCCCTGGATCTGATTTCAGGCGTTGGGTGTGGATCACTATTGCACCGTTCGTGACAACTTCGTTAAAATCCGTGTGCGCGGCATATTCCCTGATGCATCTGAATTGCAGTTTATCCCTACCGGTCTTACTGATGAGGCAATGAAACGGGTGGTAACCGCTGCGCAGGTGGCGCATGCTCCGGTGATAATCGGTGTTGACCCGGCATATTCAGGCGTTGATGACGCGGTGATATACCTGCGGCAGGGGCTACACAGTAAGGTGCTGTGGACTGGCAACAAGACCACCGACGATCTGATTATGGCGAAGCGTATCGCTGACTTTGAAGACCAGTACCATGCTGACGCGGTGTTCATCGACTTCGGTTACGGAACCGGTCTGAAGTCAATCGGTGATGGCTGGGGTCGTACATGGCAACTTGTTCCGTTCGGTGGTGCGTCAACTGACCCTCAGATGCTCAACAAGCGCGGGGAGATGTTCAACTCATGTAAGACATGGCTGAGGCTGGGCGGCATGCTGGATGACCAGGAAACAGCGGACGACCTGTCGGCGGCAGAGTACAAAGTTCGAGTGGACGGTAAAATCGTTATCGAACCGAAGGAAGATATCAAGGAGCGGCTTGGGCGTTCTCCTGGTAAAGGCGATGCGCTACTGCTGACGTTTGCGTTCCCTGTGTCGAAGCGTCTGCGAATTCCCGGGCAGCAGAACCAGCAAGGCAAGGCCATCACAGATTACGATCCCTATGCTTAATCCGCTGGTGGGGATAATGTCGTTGATATCCTCTGGTGAGGATAAAACAAAGCCAGCTCATAGGCTGGCTGTTTGTGACATGTCACGGTGTTATTTCGGTAGATTGTGTTTGGCATTCGACTCGTCTATCACGTAACGCATTGCAGTTCGACCGAGATTACCAGGATCTTCATGCAGACTCACTCGTGCCTTTAGGAGCACACATTCAGCCTTGACATAGTTTGCTGGAATTATTCCTACCTCGGCATTTTTAAATGCCTCCTTCACCGCCTCACCGTTGTACTGACCGCCAAGCAACTCTGTACATGTCAGGTTGTTATGGATAATTGCAAGGAGATCTTTAATCTCTTCACGCAGGTTTACAATCGCCATCGCGGCATTGATAGCTGCGGCATAGCGCTCAGCTGCAGTCTTCTCTTTCATGATTTTCACCTTAAAAAAATGCCCGGACGAACCGGGCGAACTGGAAGCAATGAGTTATGCCTTCCGTGGCTGTACTGGTTTACAGCATGAAGTCATCGCAATGGCGTCCTGCTGTAAAAAGGGCGGTGATAGCCCTTCAAGGGAAACCATCACCGCCAAGCCCCTGGAACTTCTGGCATCACGGTCCTTAGGCGTGATTCTGGCGTGGCATGCAGGATTCGAACCTGCGACCAACCGCTTAGAAGGCGGTTGCTCTGTCCAACTGAGCTAATGCCACAACGCTGAGAGCACTTAGCCTGTTAAGGCGCCACACTTTGTCGCGGCTCCATAAATGCTCTCATCGTTGTACCCTCGTCTCTTCCGAGGCGTCACACCGAATCGCCGGGATGGTGAATCCCCGTGCGCGGAATAAAACCGCTCGACTTGCACATTCCGGCTACCTGGTTCGTTTGCCCGAGCAAGGGAGGGGGCCCCTTAAACGTATCCAGACCGCTATCGGCGCATGTGCCATACGCCGTACTGCTCAAAATAAAAGCTCACTCCACCTGTTCAATTTAACGACAAGCCAGTCAGGTTAATAACCGGAATGAACCATTTACTTACCTGGAAGGTAATAATTCGTGCGTTAAATGTCAACTATCTACGATAAATAAATCATATGTGGTTAAATTGGTAATAATTAAATTGCGTACGGAGTCATTGATATGTGCATGGGTAGCTCACCGTCAGTGCCTGCAACACCAGAAGTTCAGGCAGCACCACAGGAGCAGGATGCCGCCGTTGTTGATGCCCGCGACGAAGAAACTCGTCGCCGTCGCGCTGCTGCTGGTCGTAGTTCTACGCTGCTTACCGGTTCTCAGGGCGACACATCAACCGCTAATACCAGCGGTAAAACGCTGCTTGGTCAGTAACCGGAGTCATTGAAATGGCGGAAACAACTAAAGAGCGATTGAACAAACAGTTCGCACAACTTGAAAGCGAGCGTCAGTCGTTCGAGCCGCACTGGCGCGAGTTGAGTGATTACATCAACCCGCGTGGTTCCCGCTTTCTGACTTCTGAGGTCAACCGTAACGATCGACGCAATACACGCATTATTGATTCGACCGGGACTATGGCGGCGCGCACTCTCGCCAGCGGCATGATGTCAGGCATCACAAGCCCCGCGCGTCCGTGGTTTCGCCTGGCTACGCCAGATCCTGAAATGATGGATTATGGCCCTGTTAAGTTGTGGCTTGAGGCGGTGCAGAACCGCATGAACGATATGTTCAATAAGTCGAATCTCTATCAGTCGCTGCCGCAGTTATACGGAAGCCTCGGCACATACAGCACTGGCGCAATGGCGGTGCTGGAGGATGACGAGGACATCATTCGTACAATGCCATTCCCGATAGGAAGTTACTACCTGGCTAACTCACCTCGTGGCAATGTGGACACCTGTTTTCGCAAGTTCTCTATGACTGTTCGTCAGCTTGTTCAGGAGTTCGGACTAAATAACGTCAGCGAATCCGTAAAAAGCATGTGGGAAAGCGGCACCTACGAGAAGTGGATTGAAGTGATGCATTCGGTTTACCCGAACATTGACCGCGATACATCGAAGCTGGATAGCAAGAACAAGCCATTCAAATCGGTTTATTACGAGGTTGGTGGCGATAACGACAAGTTGTTGCGTGAGTCCGGATTTGATGAGTTTCCAATTATGGCTCCGCGCTGGGAAGTTAATGGCGAAGATGTTTATGGATCATCATGCCCGGGTATGCTGGCGCTTGGACCTGTTAAGGCATTGCAACTTCTCCAGAAGCGCAAGTCGCAGTTGATTGATAAAGCCACCAATCCGCCGATGGTTGCTCCGACTTCCCTCAAGAATCAGCGCGCCTCCCTTCTTCCTGGCGACATCACGTATATCGATCAGATTACTGGTCAGGATGGCTTCAGGCCTGCTTATCTGGTTAACCCCAGTACAGCAGATCTGGTAGCAGACATTCAGGACACTCGTCAAATCATTAACAGCGCCTACTTTGTCGATCTGTTCATGATGTTGCAGAACATCAATACCCGCTCGATGCCTGTTGAAGCAGTGATCGAAATGAAAGAAGAAAAACTTCTGATGTTGGGGCCGGTTCTGGAGCGTCTGAACGACGAATGTCTTAATCCTCTCATTGACCGCGCTTTCTCGATGATGGTGCGTAAAAACATGCTGCCGCCACCGCCTGACGCGATGGAAGGTATGCCCCTGAAGGTCGAATACATTTCCGTCATGGCTCAGGCGCAGAAGTCTATCGGCCTGTCCAGTCTGGCGTCTACGGTCAACTTCATTGGTCAACTTGCGCAAGCGAAACCAGAAGCTCTCGACAAACTCAACGTTGATCAGGCGATCGATGCATTCGCTGATATGTCAGGAGTGTCTCCAACCGTCATTGTTCCGCAGGAACAGGTTGAGCAGGCTCGCCAGCAACGGGCACAGCAACAACAGCAGCAACAAATGATGGCGATGGGGATGGCGGCGGCACAGGGTGCCAAGACGCTAAGCGAAGCTAAAACTTCGGATCCGAGTGTTTTGTCAGCTATGGCGAATGCAGTTAGTGGTCAGGGTGGGCAATCACAATGACAGATTACGAAGACGATCAACTGAAAGAAGAAAACGCCCGTAAGCAACGTGACATGGCGCAGCGTGAAATTGATGACATTCGCTTTGTCATGAGCAGTGAACAGGGGCGTCGCGTTGTCTGGTCGGTGCTGGAGAAAGGCCGTGTGTTTTCCGCTATCTCACCGATGGACGCTATGGCAATGGCATTTAATGAGGGGCAACGCAATCTGGCGCTGGAACTGTTTCAGCGCGTTATGGCGCATTGCCCTGAACAGTATTTGAAGATGGCCAAAGAGGCCAGTGAACAGGAGTGATCATGAATTTATTTGAGCGTTTGCTGTATCGCCGTCTTTGCAATGAGCAACCAGTCGATGGTGGAGCAGCTCCGGCTGCGTCAGAACCGTCAGCGCCTGCAGGTGATAACCCTGCTCCAGTTGGTGATCCATCACAACAGGAAGGTGATAAGCCACAACCTGTTGCTGATGGCGATAAACCTGCTGATGACAAAAAGCCTGAAAACGATAAGCAGGATGAAAAAAAGGACGGCGATAAACCAGAGGGTGCGCCTGAGAAGTACGAGTTTCAGGCTGCCGAAGGCGTAGAGCTGGATACAGAAGCGTTGAAGGAATTCGAGCCGGTGGCGCGAGAACTTAACCTGACCAACGAGCAAGCGCAAAAGCTGGTTGATGCTTATCCGAAGATTCTGGCAGGTGTTCAGCAGCGCCAGGCAGAAGCCTGGCAGAAAACAACCGAGCAGTGGGCTGCGGATGTAAAAGCTGACAAAGAAATCGGTGGCGACAAGTTGATTTCTAACCTTAGCGCCGCACAGCGTGCGCTTGACCAGTTCGGGACACCTGAACTCAAAGAATATCTGAACACCACCGGGCTGGGTAATCACCCTGATCTGGTCAAAACGTTCGTGAAAATCGGAAAGGCGATGTCTGAAGATGGCATGGTCACCGGTGGTAATGAAGGCCAGCGTAGTGCGGCCGAAGTGCTCTATGGCAAATAAGAGAGGAAATGACAATGGCTGTTAAAGGCTTAACTGCGCTAACGCTGGCTGACTGGGGTAAGCGCGTCGATCCAAACGGGAAAGTCGATAAGATTATCGAGCTTCTCAGTCAAACTAACCCAATCCTTCAGGATATGCCTTTTGTTGAAGGAAACCTTCCTACCGGACACCGAACCACCATTCGTTCTGGTTTACCTTCCGCTACCTGGCGTTTGCTGAACTATGGCGTACAACCGAGCAAATCAACAACGGTGCAGGTCACTGATTCCATTGGCATGCTGGAAACCTATGCTGAAGTCGATAAGTCACTGGCTGATCTGAACGGCAATACCGCTGAATTCCGCCTGTCTGAAGACCGCGCATTTATTGAAGCGATGAATCAGCAGATGGCGCAGACGCTGTTTTATGGTGATTCCAGCGTTAACCCTCAGCAGTTTATGGGACTGTCCTCCCGCTATTCCAGCCTGTCTGCGGGTAATGCTCAGAACATCATTGATGCTGGTGGCACGGGTACAGATAACACCTCAATCTGGTTAGTGGTGTGGGGCGAAAACACCGTGCATGGCATCTTCCCGAAAGGGCAGAAGGCTGGCATCCAGATGGAAGATAAAGGCCAGGTGACACTGGAAGATGCTAATGGCGGCAAGTACGAAGGCTATCGCACCCATTACAAATGGGACAACGGACTTGCTCTGCGTGACTGGCGTTATGTTGTTCGCATTGCAAACATCGATGTCAGCAATCTTTCAGAACCTTCCTCTGCCACAAATATTGCGAAGTTGATGGTTAAAGCACTGCATCGCATTCCAAACCGTGGAATGGGTCGCCCGGTGTTCTACATGAACCGCACTGTAGGCCAGGCTCTTGATCTGCAATCTCTGGAGAAAACATCTCTGGCGATCAGCGTAAAAGAGACAGAAGGCGAGTGGTGGACTTCATTCCGTGGTGTACCAATCCGTGAAACTGATGCGCTTCTGGAAACAGAAGCCCGTGTGGTGTAACGCCTGTTATTAACCAGTGGGTCGTAACAGACCCACTAATGGAGAAAGAAGATGATCACCGACAAACTGTTGATGTTCTCCGAAGCACAGGCGGTAACTGATACCGCGGCTTCTACTGACGTAATCGATCTTGGTCCAATTGATGGAAATCGTCGCGATATCGGCGTGGGTTACCCGCTTGAGTTTTGGGCGCTGGTTAACGAAGCCGCCACGGCAAGTGGTGAGGCAACTGTAAACATCCAGTTGCAGACGAGTGAGAATAACAGCTCTTGGACCACTATTTATGATAGTGGTGCGTTGGCAAAGGCCACCATGACTGCAGGTAAACGTGTTGTTTCTGCAAAGGTGCCTGCCGGTGTTCAGCGATATCTGCGTGTTAACTACTCCGTCGCAACTGGCCCACTAACGGCCGGCAAATTCACTGCTGGTATCAGTCTTGATGTTGATGCCAATACGCCGTATCCGATCCGCTCAAAAGTAACTGGTTAAGGTGATATCGATGTCTGGTGAGAAACCAAGATACCGCGTTCTGCGCCTCTCTCATATCCATAACACTCTGTGGCCGGAGGGGGCAGAAATCGAATACGAAGGTGAGCCTGGTAGCGCACTGGAACCTGTTAACGATGCAGCCAGACAGGCAAAAGCAAAAGTTGCAGGAAAGGTGTCAATGGCAACAACCAGCACCAAAATCATCAACGATGTGTCAGATGATGGTGAACTGGATAAGCTCCGTGAAGAGTACGAATTGCTCTTTAACGAGAAGCCACACCATAACGCCAAAGCCGAAACGCTCCGCGAGAAGATCGCAGATAAGCGTAAAGAACTGGGCGTGTAAGCCTCGCGGATCAGACAAGGGGCTTCGGCCCCTTTATTGCAGGAGTGTATATGGAACTCGTAAACCTCAAAACCGGCACTGACAGCTACCAGGATGAGAGCGGAGAAACCAGAACTCGCGATGAATACCCGTGGGGGCTGTGCATCACTCTTAATAACGACACATTGAATAAGCTGAAGGCGCAACCTCAGGGCGTCGGAACAGAAGTGATGATAACTGCAAAAGCTGTTATTCGAGGCCTGTCTGCCAGAGAAACTGACGATGGTGTTAATCGCAGCGCCGATCTGCAGATCACTGATATGGCGATCGCTCCTGTTTCCGGGAATGTAGAAAAATCAGCGGCTGAAACCCTGTACGGCAATGGGGGTGAGCAATGGCCTCTATAGTAGAGATCTGCAATCGTGCGCTGTCCAATATTGGCAACAGCCGCAGCATTAACAGCCTGACGGAAGCCAGCAAGGAAGCGGGGGAATGTTCGCTGCACTTTGAGGCCTGCCGTGATGCTGTTCTTTCTGATTTTGACTGGAACTTTGCTACCAAACGCGTGGCGCTTGCAGATACGAGCAATCCACCGCCTGACTGGGAATATGCGTACCAGTACCCGTCCGATTGTCTGCGCATTACTGAAATTATGCTTCCTGGTGTACGTAATCCAACAGCAGCAATGCGCGTTCAGTACGAAGTTGGTGCAGACACCAACGGAACAGGAAAATTGATCTACACAGACCAGCCGCAGGCATGGCTCAAGTATGTCTCTCGCGTTACAGATGTGAACATGTTTGATGCCATTTTTATGGAGGCGCTGGCCTGGCGTCTTGCGGCAGCTATTAACATGGCGCTGACTGGGAATGCAGACCTCGGTACGTTTGCCCTCAATATGTACAATCGCGTGATTCTTAGTGCTGGCTCGCATAGCCAGAATGAATCACAGGAACCACAGCCACCGGTTGATGAGTTTACCATTGCGAGGTTGTCCTGATGGCTATCAGTTGGATCCAGCCCAGCTTTGCTGGTGGTGAGATTGGACCGTCGTTGTACGGACGTATCGACATGGCGAAGTACCAGGTGGCATTGCGCAAGTGCGATAATTTTATCGTGCGGCAGTATGGCGGCGTTGAGAATCGACCTGGTACGCGTTTTGTCGGTGCCGCCAAATACCCAAATCGGAAATGCCGTCTGATCCCGTTCCAGTTCTCGACGGTTCAGACTTATGCTCTGGAGTTCGGACACCAGTACATGCGCGTTATCAAAGATGGTGCGTTGGTGCTGAACAGCAGCAATGTTATTTATGAAATTGCCACGCCATATACTGAAGCCGATCTGTTCCGAATTAAATTCACGCAAAGCGCAGACGTGCTTACGCTGGTTCATCCGGCATACCCGCCGAAAGAGTTGCGTCGCTATGCGCATGACAACTGGCAACTGGTTGATGTGGTAACGAAGAACGGGCCATTTGAAGATATCAATATTGACGAGTCAGTGACGGTTTATGCCAGCGCCAGCACCGGGACAATTACGTTAACGGCAAGCGCCTCTATTTTTGGCGCGGAGCAGGTAGGCAAATTATTCTATCTGGAACAGCCTGCAGTGGATTCAGTGCCGGTATGGGAAACCAGTAAGAGTACGTCGATTGGCGATATTCGCCGTGCAGACAGTAACTACTATCGCGCCGTTACAGCAGGCAAAACAGGCACTTTGCGCCCTTCGCATACAGAAGGCACATCATGGGATGGCTGGGGCGGATCCGGTGATGATGATACTGGCATTGAGTGGGAGTATCTGCACAGTGGTTTTGGCATTGCCCGTATCACTGCTGCAAATGGCACTACTGCAACTGCTGAGGTGATTTCCTATATCCCTTCGCAGGTCGTTGGCGAGGATAATGCCAGCTATAAATGGGCTAAATATGCCTGGAACAGTGTTAATGGTTATCCTGGCACTGTTGTTTATTATCAACAACGTCTTTACTTCGCCGCATCGACTGCGTTCCCTCAGACTATCTGGGCCAGCCGTACCGGGGATTATAAGGATTTTGGCAAAAGCAATCCTACGCAGGATGACGACAGAATTATCTACACCTATGCCGGGCGTCAGGTTAATGAGATCCGTCACCTGATTGATGTTGGTTCGCTGGTGGCGCTGACTTCCGGAGGTGAGTACGTCATCACCGGCGACCAGAACAAAGTGTTAACCCCATCATCATTTGCATTCAGCTCTCAGGGATCAAATGGCTCAAGCAACGTCCCGCCAATTGCCGTGGCGAATATTGCTCTGTTCGTCCAGGAGAAAGGCAGCGTTGTCCGTGATCTGGCCTACTCATTCGATGTTGACGGCTATCAGGGGAACGACCTGACCATCCTTGCCAATCATCTTTTTCAGAAGCACAGCATTGTTGACTGGTGCTTCTCTATTGTCCCTTACTCCAGCGCCTTCTGCATTCGTGATGACGGTAAATTACTGGTGATGACCTATTTGCGTGATCAGCAGGTTTTTGCATGGGCACCACAATCCAGTACCGGGAAATATGAAAGCACATGCAGTATCAGCGAAGGCAATGAAGATGCGGTGTATTTCGTCGTTAACCGAACCGTTAACGGGCAAACAGTGAGATACATAGAGCGACTGTCCAGCCGTTTATTTACCAGCGATGAAGATGCTTTCTTTGTTGATTCTGGCCTTAGCTATGATGGAAGAAATACGTCTGACAGAACGATGACCATCACTGGTGGTTCTGGTGAATGGGATTACCGAGCGGAATATACAATCAGTGTTTCTGGTGGTGCGTACTTCACCAGTAGTGATGTCGGTGCGCAACTACAGTTCCCTTATGCCGGAACTGATCCTGATACTGGCGATGAAGTGTCACAAGAATTACGTTGCGACATTATTTCTGTAACCAGCAATATCGCTGTAGTGGTTCGTGCCAACAGGAACGTCCCGCCATCCCTCAGGAATGCGGCCACCACGAACTGGCAGATGGCGCGCCGGACATTTGGAGGCCTGTCTCATCTTGAAGGCCAGACCGTAAACATTCTCTCTGATGCGAACGTGGAACCACAGAAAGTGGTTTCCGGAGGTGCCGTCACGCTGGAATCTCCGGGGGCTGTAGTGCACATCGGCCTGCCAATAACTGCTGAATTCGAAACACTGGATATCAACATTAACGGACAGGAAACGCTGCTGGACAAAAAACAGGTGATCCCCTCCGTTACTCTGGTTGTGAATGCCAGTCGCGGCATCTGGGCGACTACGCCCGGCGGTAAATGGTACGAATATCCACAGCGTGAATTCGAGTTCTACGATGATCCTGTTGATGACGCTACCGGAAAAGTAGAAGTGAAACTGGACAGTAACTGGGGCAAAAACGGACGTGTAAAAATCCGTCAGCTTGATCCGTTGCCGCTGTCTGTTCTTGCCGTTATTCCTCGCCTTACTGTTGGGGGATTCTGATGATCGATGTTCAAATTATTCCCGCTACCGAAGAGCATCTTCAGATGATTTTGCCGGATGTTCGTCAGGCTGATATTGACGAACTGTATGCGGTATCGCTGATGACTACCGAAGATGCGCTGCGCGTTGGTCTTCGCACTGCGACTATGGCCTGGTCAGGGTTCGCGAACGGAGAACTGGTAACCATGTTTGGTGTATCTCCGGCGTCAATGATCGGTGGCAATGGTACGCCCTGGCTGGTAGGAACCAGCCGTATTGAAAAATATCAGAAGACATTTCTGCGCCACTGCCGCCCTGTATTGCAGCAGATGCTGGCAGTTTATCCGCGCCTGGAAAACTACGTCGACGAGCGAAACCATGTTGCCAAAGCATGGCTGCACTGGCTTGGATTCAGGCTTGAAGAAGCCGCGCCTTATGGTGCTCTTGGTCTTAATTTCCACAGATTTCACATGGAGAGAAAATAATGTGCGATCCGGTTATTGCTGGTGGCGCAATGCTCGCCATGAGTGGCATTCAGGCATACACCCAGTACCAACAGGGAAAGTATGCCTCGAAGGTTGCAGAAGCGAACGCAGATATAGCCACAGCTCAGGCAAATGATGCAATAAACAGAGGTAACGCTGAAGCTGAGCAACGACGCAGAGAGACCCGACAGCGGCTTGGTACACAGGCGGCGACAATGGGGGCTACCGGCGCTGATTTATCTACAGGTAACGCGCTGGATATATTTGGTGACACTGCTCAGTTTGGCGCTCTTGATGCGCTGACGACGGTGAATAACGCGCAACGCGAGGCTTACGGTTATCAGGTTCAGGCTGCCAACTATAAAGCAGAAGCCAGTTCAGCCCGTAAACAGGGGAATGTGGGAGCAGCAACAACTTTACTCACTGCGCCTCTGAAGGCATACGGTGCGTACCAGATGTTTGGTGGGACGTGGAGTCCGTTTACTCAAAGCACTCCTGCGCCAATCGGGGCAGCAGCAGGAACCAGATTACCCGGAGGATTATAATGCCAGTCGTACCAACAGTATCCGGACGTCAGGTTGAGAGTCGTGGAGTTCAGTCAGCAGGCTTGCAGACGTTTTCTCAGCAAGGTATTGGTGATGCTTTTGTTCGGGCAGGGACAGAGGCAATTGATGTTTTGGGGCAGGCAAAACAGCGTGCCAATATCGCTCTGGCTCAGGAGGCATCTCTTAACCTCAGTCAGATAAGCAGCGATCTGCTGAATAATCCTGAAACAGGATTGCTTAACCTGAAAGGGAAAAATGCTATTGGAAAAGGTCAGGAGTATACGCAGCAGTTTGATGCTCAGGTCGAACAACTGGCTATGTCGCTGCCGGATGAACAGGCTCGTAATGCTTTCATGCAGCAGGCGCAGCAGCAGCGCATTCAGTTCACTACGCAGGCCGGGCGGCACGAGATAGGGCAAATAAATGCCTACGAAGAAGGCCAGTTTCAGGCGACACTGCTGAACAATGGTAAAAATGCCGCAGCATTGTATGGCGACAACGCCGCATATGTATTGGCTAATAAGCAAACTTTCCAGCAAATTGAGGATTACGGCATTGCACATGGCTGGAGTGACGAGCAAATCCAGGCCAAGAAAATCGAGTTTAAAGAAGCAACAGCAAAAGCAACTGCTCAAAATGCTATTGGAGCAAACTATCTTCAGGTAAGACAGCAAAACGGCGAGTTAAGTGATACTGCTGCTGGATCTCGCCGTGCTGTAGCAGATAGTGGATCTTCCGATCGTACCCGCGGTATACGCAACAATAACCCCGGCAATCTTGAATACAGCAAAACTAATCCGTGGGTTGGGCAGACTGGTGATGATGGTCGCTTTGCCAAATTCGAAACCCCTGAACACGGTATTCGTGCATTAGGGCGGAACCTGATGTCGTATCAGCGGCAGGGTATTGATACCGTCAGCGAGATAATTAATCGCTGGGCACCGCCCACTGATAAAAATGACACAATGTCGTATATCAAAGCAGTGTGCGAACAACTTGGCGTTTCTGCTGATGAACCTCTCGATGCATCTAATCCGGATACCCTGAAGGCGCTTTGTGCAGCCATTATCCATCATGAAAACGGTAGCCAGCCATACAGTGATCAGCAGTTAACTGCTGGTGTTAGTGCCGCGCTGGGGCTTTCTCAGCTACCGACAAAAAATAAACGTTATACCGGTGTAGCCTGGTTCGATGCTTTAAGTGAATCAGATCAGGCCAGCGTGTTGCGACAGACTGATGCACTAGCCAGACAACAGCAGGCTGAATATAAAACGATGCTCGACAGCCGTGTTCGCGATGCGACGGCTGCGTATATGCGTGGCGTTGAATTTCCTAACCCACCTGGTGAGGATGATTTTATTGCAGCTTATGGAGTCAGAGAAGGAAACCTGCGATATACCGAGTTTAAGAATACGCAGATCGCCGGACAGTATATAGGCTCTTTCCGCAACATGCCGACAAGCAGCATTACAGCATATGTTGAGCAATTACGCCCGGATACTGGTGATACAGGGGAGGGGTATGCGGCACGCGCAGCTCTTTATGACAACGTTGTTTCGGCTGCAAATCAGGTGATAAAGCAGCGGCAGTCGGATCCTGTGCAGTTCTCTCTTGCCTCCGGACAGGCAAAGCCTATCGACATGAGCAATAAGGATAACTTTGGACAGAGCGTTGCCTTGCGTGCCGCTCAGGTCAGTGACCTTGCTAAGTCATATGGCACTCCACTGACGTTCTTTTCCAAAGACGAGGCCAATCAGATCGGTGTTTTCTTTCGTGATGCTCCAGTTTCCCAACAGGCAGCATATCTCGATACCATCAGGCAGAGCACTGGTGGTGGGCAGGTGTATATGTCAGCACTACAGCAGATCAGTGCCAACGCTCCATCTGCTGCCGTTGCCGGGATACTGATGGATAAGCCTGGTGGTATTTTGGCAGAAAAAAACTGGTTTAATCCGGATGTTTCCGTGTCTCCTGAAACCGCTGCGCAGACAATTCTTGCTGGCGCGGCGGCTCGTAAAGGTACTGATGATGCGAAAGGTATTCCGATGCCTAAAGATGCTGATCTTCGCCTTGAGTTTTCTGACATGGTGAAGGATGCATTTGCTGGTGACGCTCAGGGGGCATCAATGGCATACGAGATCGCAAAGGATTATTACGCTGGTGTGATGGCGAAAAAAGGCGTGGTATCAGGCGAAATTGACAATGATGTCTGGAAACAGGCTGTTAACGTAGCTACAGGTGGCGTGCATGACTATAACGGAATGGGGAATGTCCTTTTGCCGTGGGGAATGTCTGCAGAGCAATTCGATAAGCAGGTTAATCAGGCTTGGAATGAACAAGTTGTCGGCTCCGGGATAAAAACACCGCCTGGTCAGTATGGTTTGCAAAGTTACGGCGATAGTCAGTACCTGGTGAAACTTGGTACTGGTTATCTGTTGAAAGATGATGGTTCTCCTGTTGTTCTTGATCTGACACAGAAGCGTCAGAGATTCTCCGGAGATATTCCGCAATGAGTTACTTTGGCCTTAATCCAGTAAACCAGAATCAGCAACTTGACGAAGCAGCATCAAATCCAGCGGGCTTTAACCGCGATGTTGGTTTTTTCGACAATGCTGTAGGAGCGGCATTGTCTGGTTTGTACTCCGGGCTGGTGGCAAAGCCAGATCAGTTGCTATGGGCAGGGATGGATAAAATCGTATCCCCGATTGCTCAGTTTATTAACGAAAACACCTCGCTCAATGATACTTCAGTTTCATACATTGCCGAGCAGAGAAAACTAGCAGAGCAGCAGGTTAAGCGGCTGACGCCTGATGCCGCGACAACCGGAACCGCCGGGCAGGTTCTTTATGGGTTGTTCGATATGGGCGGGCAGGCTGTTGTCGGTACAACGCTCGGTGGTCCTGTCGGAGGTGCTGCGGCGGTAACTTCGCTACAGGGTTTTTCTGAGTTTGAACGGCTGACAGCACAGGGTGTTGATTTCAGGACGGCGCAGGAAGCGGGATTAGTGCAGGGCATTACTGCTGGTGCCGGAACACTGATCCCTATGAGCCTCGGGTTACGTGCTGGTGGTGCGCTGGCGGAAGGTGTGGCGGCTCAGCTTGCGCGGACGGGTGAGAGTTCAGTGCGACGCGCCGCAGCAACAGCAGTACGTGCAACGCCAGATATTGCCTATGCCGCAGGTACAAATATTGCGTTCGGTATGGCACAGCGTGGGCTTACTGCAAAAACGCTTCGTGATGGTGGCTATAGCGAAATGGCTAACCAGTATGATGTGTTGGATCGACAGGCAATTGCTATTGATGCTGTTCTTGGGGTGGCGTTTGGTGGTGTCGGCAGATTTATTAACTCTCGCGGCGAGTCTACAAACGCACCAAATTTTTCACCAGTTGATATCGATGCTGCACTGGCGGCGAATGCCGCTCATCATGCTGAAATTGATATTGCGCCCGGCGTGCCGATCAACGTGCTTTCGCGCAATTCTCACATTCAGGCTCTGCGAAAAGCTATGTCTGATGTTAGCCAGGGGAGACCTGTAGACGTTGCCAGCATTGTTGAGTCTGCATCTTTCAGTGAAATTCCTGGGCGCAAGAGTCTGCTGTCTCAGGCAGTTAATGAGGCTCTGTCATCTGTAGATGATGGAGTAACGGCGCGCGCTATAGAAAATCGGTTGCTTGAAGAACAGGCCGCGCAGCTTTTGCCGCGTGGAGATAGACAGGTTTACCAGTCTGAAATCGCTAATAGCCAACGAATTATTGAAAATCTCACTGAACAGCGTGCACAAATTCTTGCAGAAGAGCCAACCGGTAGCGGTAAAGCTTTGTCTCGTGCTCGATCATATAAACAGGCCAGACTTCGCGATATTGATCAACGAATCCGGCAGGCACAAGAACGCCTGGAATTTTCCCGTAACGCGTTGGCACCGCACGAGCCTGGCGGTCAGTTTTTTGAAGCTCGGGCAGAACTGGCACGGCGACAGCAGGCAGAAAGTGAACTTAATGCTCAGGCTGTTTCATTCTATAAAACAGCAGAGGTCAGGACGCCAGACGAAGTAGCTCCTTTTGAGCCTGATAAAATATTGCAACAGGCAGAACAAAAAATGATGGCAGATCAGGCAGGAGATATTGATCTGCGCATAGCTGAAGACTCGCTGCTTGAATCACCTGACATGATAATCACCGTGCTGGATGATGATGGTAATCCACAATCGCGCAGCGCGCGTGAAGTACTGGATGAAGCGAACAGGGAAAGTGAGCAGGCAATACAGGATTCCAGCCTGTTTGATGTCGCTGTGGCGTGTTTCTTGAGAGGTTAAATTAAATGAGACAGGAATGTATACAAGCGGTCCAGCAGGCGGCGCAGCGCACGTTAACGGCGCGAGAAATACAGAACATTGAAGACCGCATTTATCGAAATATGCGCTCCATTGCTCGTGATGACCCGATGTCGTGGCGACAACTTTCCGAATCAGAGCGGCTGTATCGTGCAGCACAATTGGCATCTGAAGAATTACAGCGAGAAGCGGCATTAAAGAAACGTCGTGTTGCCCTCACTATAGCCGCACGTCAGAGATTGGATAAATTTATCAATAGCTACCAAGGGGCTGATGGAAAACTTGGCGCTCTTAACCGTACTATTGCTTTTAATGCAGACGGCAAATCTAATTTCCTCTCTGTTGAGTCCAGAACAAAAGCCACTCGTGATTATGCATTGAGTCAATTGCAGGAGGCATTTGAAGCAGTTGATCCTCGCTTTTTTGGCCTGTTTGAAGATGAAGCTGGCGTGCGTGACCTGGTATATGAAATGCGAGGGCAAAATACTGGCAATGCTAAAGCAAGAAAAGGTGCTAAGGCGTGGAGAGAAGTGACAGATCTACTCCGCCGCCGGTTTAATGATGCTGGTGGGGACATTGGCTATCTCGAAAACTGGGGGATCCCTCAACATCATTCTATGGAAAAGGTTGGGGCGGTATCAAAAGATAAATGGGTTAGCGATGTTATAGGTAAGCTGGATCGCAAATATTATACCCGAGCCGATGGACAACTGATGAACGATGCCGAGTTGTCTGCATTTCTTGGAGAGGCTTATAACACGATCGCTACTGGTGGGCTGAATAAGCTTACTGATACCGGAATGCGAATTTCCGGCGCACGTGCTAACCGTGGTAATGCATCACGACAGATACATTTCAAAGATGCAGATTCCTATCTGCAATATCAGCAACTTTATGGCGATCGCTCTCTATGGGAAATCATGGTCGGTCACTTGGAAGGTATCAGTAAAGATATTGCACTGGTGGAAACATATGGCCCAAACCCCGATCATGTTTTCCGCTCCCTTCTTGATCAGGTTAAGGCAGAAACGGCAACAGCTAACCCGAGTAAAACCGGTAAAGTCGAGCGGCTGGCGAACAACACAGAGAATCTGTACAACTTTATTTCCGGAAAGACACAGCCTGTAGCGAATCCGCACATCGCGCGATGGTCTGACAATATCCGCAACTGGCTGGTTGCCAGCAGACTCGGATCCGCGTTGCTGTCATCGTTCTCTGATCTTGGAACCATGTATCTGTCTGCGAAGGTTACCAACCTTCCAATGAACCAGTTATTCCGCAACCAGCTTGAAGCTATGGACCCAACGAACCGTACTGAGCTTGCGCGGGCGCGCCGCGCTGGTCTGGCGATGGAATCTCTACTTGGCAGCGTTAACCGCTGGGCGATGGATAATATGGGGCCGTCTGTGTCTCGTTGGGCGGCAATGGCGGTAATGCGTGCCAGTGGACTTACAGCATGGTCAGATGCGCACAAGCGCGCCTATGGCGTAACAATGATGGGAAGCCTGGGAGAAGTAGTGTCACGGACACCAGACCTTCGTAGCCTCGATGGCTCTGATTTTCGTATCCTGAAAAGCAAAGGGATTACTGAAACAGACTGGAGCGTATGGAAGCTGGCGCAACAGGAGGACTGGGGGAACGGCAATAATACGATGCTGACACCGGAAAGCATTATGCGTATCCCTGATTCAGCAGTTAAACATCTTGGTGAGCCTGAACGAGTGAAATTTGAGGCAATGCGTAAACTGCTCGGTGCCGTAACTGAAGAAGTTGATATGGCTGTTATTACACCGGGAGCACGTGAGCAACTGATAACCGGTTCTGGTATTCAGCGTGGAACATGGAAAGGTGAATTAACGAGAAGTGTTTTCCTGTTTAAATCGTTTCCTATCTCGGTTGTTATGCGTCACTGGTCACGCGCTATGGGTATGCCGTCTGCTGGTGGGCGTGCGGCATATATTGCGACGTTTATTGCCAGTACGACCATTCTTGGCGCTTTGTCGCAGCAACTTAACGACCTTGCGTCTGGTCGTAATCCTCGAGAGATGACAGGAGAAGATGCCGCAAAATTCTGGCTTGGTGCTTTACTGAAAGGTGGTGGCCTTGGCCTTTACGGTGACTTTTTATTGTCAGATCACACTAGGTACGGAAGCGGCGCGCTGGCGTCGATGCTTGGCCCGGTAGCTGGTCTGGTTGATGACGTAGTGAAGATTGCTCAGGGCATACCGTTAAATGCTGTGGAAGGGAAGAGTGAGCAGACTGGTGGTGATCTGGTGAAGCTGGGGAAAGGTTTGATGCCAGGTGCGAATCTATGGTACTTAAAGGCGGCTCTCGATCATATGATCTTTAACCAGATGCAGGAGTATTTTTCACCAGGCTATTTGCGTAAAATGGAGCAACGTTCGAAGAAAGAGTTTAATCAGACATACTGGTGGCGACCACAGGATGTCACTCCGCAATAAGGATGAGAAATGATTGCTTTTATTCTTGTTGTGTTTGCGCTTGTTGCACTTGGCGTTATGAACCGCAAATGTATCATTGACGATGGCGAATTTGCTGTTGCAGTTATTTTGATATTATCTGGTGTAGCAGGGTACATAGGCTTGTCATAACGTGAGCGTGACATGTCACAGGCCGCTTTCGCAGCCTTGTTTTTAACGAATGCCACCGCCACCCGGGCGGGAATCCGCAGACACAAAAAAGCCCGCAACGCGGGCTTATTCCTTCCATTTATCAGAAAAAAGATCTTCTTCTAAAGGCATTGGTTCTGTTTTTGTTTTCTCAAAGAATTGATAACTGATAGTGATTGCTGCCTCTTTAAACTCTTCTTGCTCAGTTATGTTGTGGGCATCTGCGTCAACAAAAAACATAACCAGCGCATCACGATTGTGATTTACCGAATAAACTAAAAAGCAATCACTTGTTGGTATGCATTTTACTTGTACAGACGCTATATTTTTCCATGCATCCCAAGATGATTTTTTACCAGTGTGTTTTTTATCACTATCTTCTGGAATATAGTCTTGGTTATCGACATGAGTATGCCTGACATTTAGTTTAAGCATTTCTGTCGGACGAGCAAATGCAGCATCTTTACCAAGAGATGGATGGTATCCCGTTTTCCAATACTGGGTAAAGGCATCAGATACTTTCTTCAGCTCAAGATCAGATGCACAAAGGGCCGAGAAATTTTGCGTATGCAATACTCGACCCTTATATCTGACAATTTGATTTTTATCATTCTGCGACGCAGACGAACTCATAATTTTCCTTATTGTTACGAGAATCAAAGAAAGCGCGGGATACGCGACTTGCGTGATCTTTTGTCATAGTAACTTTTACGTACTCTACGCTTCCATTGAAAGAACGTCTTGCGGCAGCTTGCGCTCTACGCATCTGCAATTTTTCGTTTCGCATGACATTACCTCATATCTCATAAGTTCATTACACGGATTAATAAAAATGAAACCAATCCGTTTACCCTTGAGGTAATAGTACGCTATTCACCCACAGTCTGCAATCGTACAGAATTATTTAAAGGCACATCCCTGTGCCGCCGCCGTCAGAAGAACCCTGCCTTGTCGTTGATGTACTCCGCGTGGGTCTGGATATCACGCAGGCATTTACTCACACCGACGATGTAGCAGAACATGGTGGTCAGCTCCGCCGCCGCGCCCGATACGTCGTGCCCGTCTTCCTGTAACTGGTTCAGCAAATTCATCAGCAGTGAGTTCTCCGTCAGGCCGAGAACACCAGACGGAGAATGAATCAGACTGCGGTAGCCGGGCTTCAGTGGGGCACTGTAGGTTTTGTTCTCTATCTTCATCGCCTGCATTACTGCTGACGCCGTGGCGTTGGCTACCTGGTCGGCAACCATCTTTATGCGTTCTTCCTGCGGGAGCGAGTTTTTAATGTAACTTCCGGTGCGGCGGATCTGAGGAAGAACCTCACCTGTAACCCATTTACGAAAGCGGTAGGGGATAGTGCCTGGTGTCACCGCATCGCGGCAGCGGAGGATCAGTGTGTAGAGGCCTGACTCGGAGATGATGTTGATCTCTTTTACTCGGCTGTCAAAAATTGCACGATGTTCATGCCCTATGTTGAACATAGACCTTTCATCATCATCCAGTTTTTCAAGTGCTTGGGTGACGTTTTGGATACGCAGCGCACTACAAACGTCTTGGGCTACAAACCATGGTTGGCCATCGATAATGATGGAACGGATAGGGTTAACAGATTCAAATTTGAAGATGGCAGTTTGAGCATTAGCCATGGTGGTTATCTCCACTTAGTGATTTTAATCACCACCGCAACGCCAATTACTGGTGGTGAACTGGACAAGGTTGGCGTACCGGCCTAAGTGGTACCGGCGTCCTTTCGGACCCCTGCCCAGCCCACCATAATTCGGATATAGCTGTGCTTAACGCATAAAAAAACCACGTCTGGCGTGGTATGCGCCACTTAGTAACTCGGGACGCCAATCCCGGCACTGGATTTTGCCAGTACCCGATTACTATGGCACAAGAGGAGTGCGATGTAAATTTACCGCAAAGGTAATGATAAACGCGAAGAAATATTAAAATCAACCGTATTTGGTTGATTGCGTTTAACGCTTGATCACCTGAAAGCAAGATATTACCTTTAAGGTAATGTTATTGTGAGGAAAAGCAATGGAAGTTTTCTGGATAGTTGTTGGTGTGGTTGCGGTGATTATTTACGTTATCAACCAGAACAAGACTAAGATCTCTGATCGTACGGTCGTTAATCATAACAAAACGATAAAGACCGAAGATGGGGAGATAACGATTAATCGTACACAGGTGATAGAACACACCTCTACTCAGTTTCAAAAAACTGGAGGTAATGCGCCTAATATTTCCGCACCTCCTGCTTATGATAGTGCGGTAATCCAGACATATTATAAACAGCAGGAGTTAGCAAAAGAGAGGCAACTGATTCAGCCAAAGCCGTTTACAGCTGAGCTTCCACCTGGAGTGTCAACGCGTCCGGCATATCATGGAAGATTCCCTGGTGATGACATATCGTCTCAGTCATCTAAAAAAGCACCTCAGGCAGTATCAGAGCCAGCAAGAATACCTTCTGTATCGCCGCCAAAAGAAGAATCAGCTAACAGAGTTTCAAGTGGTAGCAAGCAGTGCTTGCGATGCAGAATAAACCTACCATATGAAAAATTCAGGAAATCGTCAAAAAATCCAGATGGATTGACTAAGTGGTGTGCAAGGTGTCTCGATGGCCCAAAGAATACACGCCATATGAAGTGGTGCCCAATTTGTAATGTCCGCAGAAAACGAACCAGCTTTTACCCTAATAATCAAAATGCGGACGGATTAATGGCATGGTGCAAAACGTGCTGGGATGAGCACAAAGCGAAACGATAGGCCGCTCTTGCGGCCTTTAAATTTACCGGGTTTGTTTTCGTAATTGTTCGGCACAATAGTCGAGATGTGTTTGCAGATCCTGCATAGACATCTGTGAGCTGGTGACGTAGTTAATCAGTGCAGTCAGTTCGGCAAGTGGGCCATCGACATTAAATCCATCCTTATCGAGATCCCGGAGTAATTTCATCAAGTGCGATCCCTCCACCAGTGACCTGACGCCTCCCGGCGTGTGAATCCTTTCGGTAAATCCGTCTTCCAGTGGATAGTGATACTGCTGCATCTTAATCTTCTCCATGCAATAACTGTATATTTATACAGTAGCAAATAATTTGTTTGCTATCCAGCACGTTTTGCAAATTACCTGAAAGGTAATATCTATTCATATTCACAGTCTTTCTATCCATATGTGGTTTTTTAGGTAATAGAATGACCAGATATGCGGCGCAACGGGTGCTGCGACTATCTGGAGATTTAACATGACGGTCTCAACCGAAGTTGACCACAACGAATACACCGGTAACGGAGTTACGACATCATTTCCGTATACCTTCCGTATTTTCAAAAAATCCGACCTGGTTGTTCAGGTGTCTGACCTGAACGGAAACGTAACAGAATTGGTCCTGGATACCGGTTATACGGTAACTGGGGCGGGCACTTATAGTGGCGGTTCTGTGGTTCTTCCGTCTCCGCTTGCTGTTGGCTGGCTAATTACGATAGATCGTGTGCTTGATGTAGTGCAGGAGACAGACCTCCGCAATCAGGGAAAGTTTTTCCCCGAAGTGCATGAAGATGCCTTTGACTACCTGACGATGCTGATCCAGCAATGTTTTGGGTGGTTCAGACGTGCATTGATGAAGCCCTCTCTGCTTGCAAAATATTACGATGCAAAACAAAACAGAATTTCTAACCTTGCAGATCCATCACTTGAGCAGGATGCTGTAAATAATCGCTCAATGCGTAATTATGTTGATGCTGCAATCGCCGGAGTTGTTGGTGGTTTTGGTTGGTTTATTCAGTATGGTTCTGGAGCAGTATACAGAACGTTCCAGGATAAGATGCGTGACACAGTTAGCCCTAAAGATTTTGGTGCTGTAGGTGATGGTGTTACAAATGATTCTTTAGCTTTTGAATCACTTGAGGCTGCTATTTCATCTAGAATTATTGATATGCAGGGTAAAACTTATTTTACCTCCAGAACATTTTTCAGGAATACCTATATTAACGGGAAATGGTTGGTTGGCGGAAAAGTCATTCCTGTTAATGGCGAATTAGTTACAAGCAAGCGACCTGCATGGGACGTTAATTCCATTGGACATGAGTCTAATGCCGCTATACGGTTTATACCAATTGCTAATGGTCGCGGACAAATAAGAACATTGCAAACTTTTGCATATGATCCTGTAAGCAGAGCTTATTATTCCAATCACAATACAGAAATAGATGGAAACCCTACTACTGTTTCTGTCTGGAATAAATATTCTGCTGATTCAAAAATTAAAAACACATCTTCTGATTTTATGCTTCCTGAGGACAGGCTGGGTCATCAGGGAATAGCGGTACAGAATATAGACAATGCGATTAAGTTATGGACTACAGCTCCAGATACACCGGCAGGCTCTACTACCCATACTGACTTTGATTTTTCTGTAGGTGGTTCACATGGGGTGGTTAGATTTTCCTGGAGGAGCAACTCCGAGGGGGAAATAGATTCTCCTGAAATGTTTAGGGTTGTAGAGGAAAATCGTACAGCGGGTAGTTCAACTACTCCGACTATTACATTAGACGGAAAATGGATGATTATCCGTTTCACCGACAATGGCGACTACAATAAGCAAACGTTTCGTGTATTTTCCACAGACATTTTTGATAAACCAGGTGATTATTCAGCCCTGTGTACTCATGAGTTTACTCTTCAACTTTCGCAAGTCGGTGGTGATGAAACCACATCACTTAGTGGATTTTGTTCTGATGGCTCGCATCTGTATATGTATTGTGGGAATACTACGTTTGGGCAGACTCAATATTTATCAAGTTGCGATCTGCTGGGAAATGATGTGCAGAAAGCCATTTCTAATTTGGGTGATACGGATTTACCACGAATCATTGGCTCTACCCCTACATTCCGCGAATCAGAAGGGATGCATTTTGTTGATTACGATGGTGTTCTTTATCCATCGGTAACGATAGTATCTGAGCATTCTGATGTTATGGGGGCAACCAGACGCACCATTCTGATTTATGCGCTTGGTGCAGGAGATAAAAGAACGCTATCTCTACCATCTAAAGAAATATGTATCTCTGATAATCCAGAGGTGGTTCCTCATGTAATTTATTCAGGTGATACAACATGGGGAGAAAATTCACCTATAAAAGCATTAAAGTTCAACAACGAACAGGGAACAGGCTTGCTTTATGAATGGCAGAGAAAAGGCGTTGGTTATTTCCAGATGTACATGAGCACTTCCAATGTAGCTTTAATGGCTGCAAATGGAGCTGATTTACATTTGGGAAGTAATGACACCTGGAGATGGAAAGTAAGTCCAAATGGTCACTGGCATCCTTATCTGGATAATTCTTACAGTGTTGGTGTACCAGATAACAGGCCAACTCAGATTTATGCTGTTTCAGGCTCAATAAACACCTCAGATGGTAGGGAAAAAAGCGACCCGCTAACAACGAGTGAACTCAGTCTGAATATGTCCCCTGGTTATGAAGGTGATGTAATTTTGGATGCATGGGGAGATATCAGGATCGTAGCTTTTCGCTGGCTTGAGGCTATCAGGGAAAAGGGAGATGGTGCCCGCTGGCATTTTGGTGTCATAGCACAACAGGTAAGAGACGCTTTCCTCGCGCATGGGGTTGATGGAACCCGATTTGGCCTTCTCTGTTACGATGAATGGGATGATAAATACGAGCCAGTGATGGCGGTAAGGACGATTACTGAAGTTGTGGATGGTGTCGAAATTGAGAAGGAAGAAGAATACGAAACAGAAGAGCGAATTCTGGTACGCAAAGCTGGAAATAGGTGGGGGATTCGTGCTGACCAGTGCTTATGGCTTGAGTCTGCTTATTTGCGTAGAAGAATCGAAAAAATAGAGTCACATCTTGCGGAGCTGAATAATTTGCTGAATCCGGAGGGGGGATCTAAGTAGTCGGCTTGCTTATTGCACAGTACGTGAAGCTAATTCAATAGTCACTGAGAGGAACACTAGACCATTTTCTAAACGTAATTTTCATTGCCGTAGAAGGTAGAAATACAGTGCTTTGAGGTAACTATTATTCATAAATGGTTTATTATGTATGCATCTTCAATAGTAAGGAGATTGTTATGCGTAATAAATGGTGTTCATTATGTCAGCTCATCTAACCACTGACCATCTAAATCAATGGCTTAGCATGAGCTCTTTTGCTGCTGTTATCGTAGGCGTTCCGCCAGAAGTGGCGCTCGGTGCTTTGGCTGGCGCGGTGATTTTTGTTACCTCTGCTGTCGAATATCCGATCCGCCGCCGGGTGCTCCTGTCGATGCTCAGCTTTCTTTGCGGTCTTCTCTTTTACAAACCAGCAGCATCAATTCTTATCGGCATAGCCAGCCTGATCCCTACCATCACGCAGGACTCTTTTGAAAAAGGGATTGTTTTCTCTGCTGGCGCATTCGTGTCAGCAATTGTCGCAGTGCGAATTGGTATCTGGCTCTACCACCGTTCCGACAATCCACGCGAGTTAATTCCGGGGAGAAAAGATGATGGTAACTCATGAGCTTTTTTTGCTTATCACCAATGCAGTTATTTGTACTGGTATAGCAATTCGCGTTGTCACTTTCCAGCGTAACGGTTCTCAACACAGGAGATGGGGAGGGTGGCTTGCTTATTTCCTGATTGTCGCTGCGGCAAGTATTCCTGTTCGTGTCGTCTATGCAATCTGGTTACGCACGCCAATGGCTGTGGATTTATCCGAGGTCATTATCAACGCTGTCATGCTAGCTGCGGTTATTAAAACGCGCGGTAACGTCGTTCAGATTTTCAAAGTATCGAGGTCTAAACATGGAGATTAAACAATTCCAGCGAGCTGCTGGTATCAGCGAGTCACTGTCCGCACGCTGGTTCTCGCATATAACGTCTGCGATGAAAGAGTTTGGTATCAGCAAACCAGAAGATCAGGCTATGTTTATTGCTCAGGTCGGGCATGAGTCTGGAGGCTTCACCCGGTTGCAGGAGAATTTCAACTACAGCGTCAGCGGACTGGCTAACTTTGTTCGGGCTGGGCGTCTCACTCAGGGACAGGCCAACGCATTGGGGCGACGCGCAGGCGAACCACCATTGCCACCTGAGCGCCAGAGAGCTATTGCCAATCTGGTGTACAGCAAACGCATGGGGAACAATGCCCCCGGCGATGGCTGGAATTACCGAGGTCGCGGACTTATCCAGATTACCGGTTTGAATAACTATCGTGACTGCGGAAACGGCTTGAAAGTGGACTTGCTGGAGAATCCTGAACTGCTGGCGCAGGACGAATACGCGGCTCGTAGCGCGGCGTGGTTCTTTGCCAGCAAAGGATGCATGAAGTATACCGGTGATATTGCACGTGTAACTCTGATTATCAATGGTGGCCGGAACGGCATCGACGACCGGCGCGCGCGGTACGTCACTGCCAGTAAGGTGCTGGCTATATGATCTGGGAATTCGTAAAAGCATATTGGAAACAACTGCTTATCGTGGTGATGCTTGCTGCTCTGTTCATCGTCGGAGTGGTTGCCTGGAATATACACGGCAGTCGCCAGTACGATGCCGGGTATGCGCAGGCGGAAGAAGACCGCAAAGCCGAAGAAGACAAAGTTCGTCAGTACTACGAACAGGAGAAAGTGACCAATGAACGTGAAGCTCAGCAGAGGATCGACCAGGCGCGCAATGATGCTCTTGATGCTGCCGCTCGCGCTGGCAGGTTGCAGCAACAACTCTTTGCCATCCGTGAGCAGCTCAGGCAGTATAACGCCATTGTCGGCGCTGGGACGTCAGCCGCAGACACCGGAGTTTTGCTTGCCGACGTGCTCAGCAAATCTCTCGAGAGAAACAGACAACTGGCAGAGTATGCTGACCGGGCAGCCGAAGCCGGAAGAGTCTGCGAAAAACAGTACGACACCCTGACCAGATAGCATGGCATTTTTCACGGTACTGATTTCCGGTGACGGTATATAAAACGGTACGGGAAAAGTTGAGATTTGGAAAAATGTTATCACTCAATTGGTTATGGTTATCGTAAATAATTGAGTGGGAATGATTTGACTCTGCACTATGAATGAACAAAACCCTCTGTTACTACAGAGGGTTTTTTATACTCACGAATCATAGGATTGAAGTTACTAACATCGATTAATTAAACCAGCTATCTGATTTATTCTCTTCTGCTTTGCCCACGCTTTTCATCAGATCGCGACCGCCTTCAGTCATATTTCTGTTTGCGTCAGCTTCAGATTGCACCACATCGGTTTGCGCAGCTTTGTGCTTCAGTTCCTGATCGATAAATTCGTTTTCGCGCTTAACGCGGGCTTCTTCTTTCGCCAGCGCCAGTTTTTGTTTCTGAATCTCTAAGCTGCGTAGCTCATCTTCATAACTTTGATCGCGTTTTTTGTCCGCAGTGGCTTCGGCGTCCAGTTTATCCTGACGAGCTTTCTTATTCGCTGCTGCCGTTGCCGCTCTTTTATTAGCCGCGGCCTGGGCGTTTGCGCGACGTTGCTTCTCTTGCTGGATTTCCCTGTTGCGCTCCGCGACCCATTCGTCATGCTGCCTTTGCTCTTCGTTTTTACCTTGCTGTTCCGCTTCTGCGACAGCCGATAGTTGATCCTGCAATGATGAGGCGATAGCCGGATAGCTTAAGGAGGCTAAGATGGCGCAAAGAAAAACTTTCTTCATGACTCCTCCTGATTATTAGCTCTTTTCAGGACATTTGGTATTTGGCTGAATACGCGTTTCGTTATACGTCGTGGTAATAACAACGGCTAAACCTGTCGTAAACTGGCACTCTTTACCCACCTGGGTGGAGGTATACACTTTGGTGCCTTCCTTATATGTTAAAGAAACACCTTCCACTAAGGTTTTATCATTCACCATAGAACCCGCTGCCGCGCCTACAGCTCCGCCGCCAACTGCACCTGCCGTCGTTCCGGAATTGCTGCCAGACCCGACGTTGTGGCCGATAACACCGCCAGCGACAGCGCCAATAAGCGCGCCGAAGGCTTGTGCGTTCCGTTTATTTTGGGCGTTGTCTACGGCAACTTTTGCGGGAAGAATGGAAATAATATTAACGGTTTTAGTTTCTTGTTTGGTATTCAGTTGATCGGTTTGATAAACATCGGCGGCATGATCATCAGCATTTGACTGGCATCCTGCCAGAGTGAATGACGCTAACATTGCCACAGGCAGAAGACATTTTTTAAATTTCAT